CTTGTAGTGTGGCTTCAGCAGGACATGTAGGGTGCTCAGCTATATACTGATCATATGCTTTTGGATCATTAGTCCCTTTCTTTTTATTTCTATTACCTTCTTCAAATTCTTTAGCTTCTTCTACTATAGAGTTACCATCATCATCTATAAACCCTTCTAAGTTTTCGTATATAGGAACAAAGTGTCCACATACAGATCCTAGCGCTCCATCATCCCATATGTTATCAAAAGCTAAGCAATCGTAGGACTCAGGATTATAAAATATCTCTTCCATCCCTGCAAAGTCCGCTCCTTGTGTACCACCTGTACCAAATGCTACCATTGTACCTAGAGTCTTACTACCTTGACGCATTGTAGGCATAGCAACCTCCCATGCTTTTAATAATCCTGGAAATGACCCTGCCTCCTCAAAGAATATAAGCTCACCTGCCTTACCCCTTACTTTATCTGGGTCATCTTTAAGAGATACTCCTATAATCTGTGACTTCATCCCCATTTCTACCAACGCTCCGTTAACATTCTTCTTATATCCAGACTGTTTGTGCATCTCCCTATCTCTAAGTCTAGGTTGTGTCCATGCGGTGTTGTCATCTACAAATGATAGAATATCCCAAGCCTTAGATAGTAAACCGTCCCCAATCAAGTATTCTTTCTGTCCTGCAAATACATAATTCTTACTATTACGTAAATGAAAATAGTTTCTAGCAAGCATTGCAGCAGCTTTGTAAGAATAGCCCTTACGACGCGCTTTTAAAACTGTCATATGTTTATTCTGCTTTCTACAATTGTCTATTGAAGTAAAGTACTTCCAATCTCCATCGTAAAATGCTGGGAATGTTCGCTCTCTTCGAGCTATAATTGTACCATCTGGTAATTCCTGATCAACAGATCTGTCAATCGGACAATAGTTAAGATAGAAATAATGATTGCCTGTAATAGTTACACCATTGTAGGTATATCCATAGAGGCATCTTTCTCTTTCTGTATCCCAGTACTCATAGTAAGGTTTTGTACCGGGTAGTGCGTTTGTATAGTAACCGTTTTTTATATACGAATTAGCTGCTGGAGCTAGTCCTTTTGTGTCTTTAAAAACTTGGTCTTTATGTTTACTAATTCCTGACATTTTTCGTATTCTTCTATTTCTGTAAAATGCTCTATAAGTAAATCTAAAGTTCCTTCATCTCTACCATCACTATCTAAAGGGTCAAAAGGTAAGTAGAAGCTTACTAGCTCTCCTTCACTTTCTGCTGCCTCAAATATATCATCGAGCGTTATTTTCTTAGTCACAAAATTATACGCGTTATCCATTGCACTATTGTAATCTTCTAAGTCTTCTAAAAAGTCCATGGTGCCTAATTTACGAACTATATTTGTTAACTACAACTCCTCCGCGAGTATTTGTATTAATTTGTTCTTGTTTTCTAACCTGTTCCTCTAGTTTTGAGAGCCCATCTACTACATCTCCCATCTTAGAAAGGTTAGCAACTAAGTCTTTTGCATGGAAGATTGGTCTGCCGTTATCATCCATTAGTGTTAAATCCACTGACTCAAAATACTTTTCTAGTTTAACTACAGATGACCTAGCAGACTTAAGCAGCTTAACTGCAGAAGTTTCTTTTAGCTCTCTATACTTATCACATGCTACAAGCACTTTATTACTAGCTTTCCATTTTGTTTTACCATGTAATCCTAGTACAACTTCGTCATGCCTTTGAGATATATCATATACAGCATAGGGAGATCTATGATCATGCATAAAAAATATATATGCAAGCTCTTTTGTGTCCAAATCCTTAAACTCTACAATCGTTAGTGTGTAAGGAGAAGGGACTGCTACATTATCAACTATCTCTAGTAACTCCATTTTTACTTATATTTTCTCTTCTTGATGGTTTTGAGTGAAACTTTCCAAAGTAGGGCAATCGCACTGCATCAAAAGTACCATCTGACATTATTTTTGCAACATACTTAAACTGACTTGTAATTATTGAGTCCACCTTTTCTAGAGGTAAATTATACTTAGTTGCTAGTATTTGTACTATCTCCTTCTTTGCCTTTGACATCTTGCGGTTTCCATTTATTTATTGGACATGTAGTAGTTTTCCATTTTGCTTTATGCTCTATCAGGCATCCGCACTTACCACATCTCATCTTATCTCTTATTATATGCTCACAACTATTGCAATCAGATAACCTTTCTATATAGTCTTGATTTGATACATTGGGTGCGCCTTCAGCCACATACTTAGCAAGATCTTTACTAAAACTTTTAGTCATGTCCCATATACTAGGTAGTTTCTTTTTACTCATTCCATTTAATATTTACTTCTACTTTCTTAGTACTTAAATCTAACAATCTGTTTAAAGTATACTTTCTATTGGTTATTCTTAAAGCTCCTTTGTCTTTAATCTTCTTAACATAATTGTTCAGAGTATTAAAATCTGCTTGCCCTACTAATCGAGCTGCTTGTTTCTTTACTTTTACTGCACAAATGTTTTCTTCTTCCAATGTAATAGCTGTATCTACTAATGCAGATAACACTCTAAGCTCTGTAGAAGTAAGATTAAATATCCCATTCCAAAGTTGCAAGTACTTGTGTGTAGAGTTTACGTTAATCGTTATTTTCTGTTCCATTTGGTTCTTGTTCTCCTTTTTCTTTTAGATACGCAGCCATAATAGCTTCATATTGTTGGATTTTTAGAGTTTGCTCTCGTAAGAGTTCATATACACGGTAGTCAACTTTTAATGTTCCACCATCTATATATATTCTTTTCTTATTTGGTCTCTTCGTCTGTCTCATCAGTTACTGTTATTATTATCGTGTATTCATGATCCCCTATTAGAACCTGCATATCATATGTACAATTTATGTTATCTTCTGTCCACATATCTAGCTTTGTTTCAAATTCATCATACAATATAAATAGCTCTTCCCAACTACTCGTCTGAAATTTCGTTCTTATCATCTGTAAATTCTATAGTAGCCCTTGATCCTTCTAATACTATCTTAGAAGTCGTAGCCTGCCTGTTAAATTCTTCTATATAAGTTGCTATATCTTCTCTGCTACATAGAAATGATAGAAATACAGACATTTCTTTTGCAGCTCTAGCTGTATTAGCTTTTAGATTACTAACTTTCTTAGTATGTTCTACTAATTCTAAGTAATCATCTAGATTTATAGTAACTGTACCAGGGATCTTCATTAAAACTTACCTAATACTTGAAACTCACTAACAAATAAGTACTGCACCTCATCAATATGGATAAGCATTGCCTCTGTATTTGGGTCTACCATAATCTTGTCACCAGCTTTACACTGATTAACTTGCGGTCCTACCGCTAATACTTCTACTATGTTTGTTTGTAATGCTTTTGCAGTTGCATCATCTAAGATAATTCCTGACTCTGTAGTTTTTGAGTCTGGACGTGGTACAACTATCCACGCTCCGAAGGGTTGAAATGTAAATTCCTTTGCCATTATTTCTATAATTTGGTTAATAATGCAAAGTTATAATAAAATTGTTTACAAATCCAAAGAAATAGTGAAAAAAGTTATGCCTCCTCCAGCTGTGTAGGCTATATCTGCCCATTCAAAGGTAGATTTAGGGTTTGAATCATACTTATCTACAAGTTCTTTAGTAACACCAAGAACTAAGCAAGCTACAAACGGACCATACTTAATAACCTTTTTGTTATCTGTATATTCAGGTAGGATATTAGTTGCAGCATGAGCAGAGATATAGCCCACGCCGAAATGCATAATCTTGTCTTTCTTAATTATAGGTTCCCAGGCTAGCATTACAGCTAGTGTAGTGATAAGTAAGTATTTCATGTAAGTAAATTGTTTTAAGATTTAAGGCTTAGATACAGGTTCCCCCTTTAGGACACCAATTTCAGTTGGAATTTTACCATTCTAGTAGTTCTTCCGGCACTACCGGAGACCCATGGACACTAAAACTAGTGTTAATTCACCACACCTACTTATGTGACATGTGTCCAACCTAGGGGCTATATCCTTCCTTTTCGAGACTATTGGAGAAAACTCTAATCCTTATTTAGGATCTACAATCCAACTTCTGACCCCATAACTACCTCTCGGCCCTCTGGGGTGATACGCAATATGCGTGTCTCTAATTGTGCAAAGTTACACAAAATTTTTTAACTGCCGCAATTCTCGCAGTCTGGGTTATCAATTGAGCAAGCTTCTGGCTGATCGCCATCTTCCATATCTTCAATCCAATCGTCAAATCCTATGTGACTTTTAGGTTGTCCACATTGACAATGCTCTGGGCATTGAGGACAAGTAGCTTCTCCTTTACAACATACGCAGTTTCTATCTCCGCAAGTTTGTGTTTTTTCATTTTCTGATACCATAGTGCAAAGCTAGAAAAAAAATCCCAAAAAAAAAATTTTACTCTAGGAAATCTTTGAGAGCGTAGACCAACTATTGCAAAGACCCCACCTATGTTACGGAGTTTGAATGTCCCCCGCACAAAATATACATAAATTCAATGTATGTTCTATTGCACAGACATTCACTAGCTCTCGCGTTAAGTGTCACGAAGACACACACACGCATAACTTAATACAATTGTGATATGAATAAGCTAAGCACTTATCTTAAAGAGAACGGCTATATACAAGCCAAAGTAGTTAACGGACCTAACGGCGACTTCATTGTTGCAGCTAAAGAGGATAACTCTATTGCGACATTCCCTGTAGGTAAGAACTCTCAAGGAGAGAACGACATCTTCGCATTCAACTATGTGATAGGTACGCGTGACGGAATACAGCAAGTAATTGCTACTGTTAATCAATATAGTGAGACAGAGTTCCAAGCATTGTAAAGACTAGAGGCTTCGGCCTCTTTCTTTTTACTTTCTTCC